GGTCGAGAACTTCATCAAGCATTAGAAGTTAAGACAAGATATAACGATTGGTTTGAAAGAATGATTAATTATGGCTTTGAAGAAAATATTGATTATACAGCTCTTACTCAAAAAAGAGTAACAGCTCAAGGTAACGCTATTAATTATTTAGACCACGCACTAACACTAGACACTGCAAAAGAAATCGCAATGATTCAACGTAGTGAACCCGGTAAACGTGCAAGACAATATTTCATCCAAATTGAAAAAGCATGGAACAGCCCAGAAATGATTATGCAACGTGCTTTAAAAATTGCTAACAACACAATCAATCAATTAGAAACAAAGATTGAACGTGATAAACCAAAAATTGTATTTGCAGATGCAGTAGCTACTACTAAGACATCAATTTTAGTTGGAGAGTTAGCAAAGATCATTAAACAAAACGGTATAAACATCGGGCAACGCAGATTGTTTGAGTGGTTACGTCAAAACGGATTCCTTATTAAACGCAAGGGTGTGGATTATAACATGCCTACACAGTATTCAATGGAACGTGAGTTATTCGAAATTAAAGAAACATCAATCACACATTCGGACGGTCACACATCAATTAGTAAGACGCCAAAAGTAACAGGCAAAGGACAACAATACTTTGTTAATAAGTTTTTAGGAGAAAAATAAAAATCTTAATAGGAGGAATTATCAATGAACACACTATACAAAACAACCCTCCTCATCACAATGGCAGTTGTGACGTGGAAGGTTGTAAAGATTGAGAAAAACACAAGATTTAAACTTAGAAATTTTGATTATCCAAAAATTAATAATGCTCAGAGCAAATCATTGTTGGATATTGCTAGTCACGATCTAAAAGATATTTAACTGTATTCAAAATTTTCATATCTTGTTGAGCTTTTAAGCTTTCGTATAAAGCTATTGAATAAATAATTTCGTAAGATACGTTTTCAGGAGCATCTTCTTTCAACTTATTTATTCTATCTCTAAAAAAGTCACTGTCACCACCGAATTCTTTTTCGGCTTGATTACTAAGTTCACCAAAGAAATTTTGAAAATCATTAAATTCCATACTTATCACCTCCTTTCACTAGGAGATAACTAAATTATACACGAAAGGAATGGTAGAAGTGCCACCACACATTCAACAAATGTTATACGAAATCCAGTTAAAAGCTGGTATACCTCAAAAATTAATGGAAATGCAAGGTTTGATAAACGATGAAACAACCAAAGAGGAGAAAAAAGAAAATGAGTAACATTTATAAAAGCTACCTAGTAGCAGTACTATGCTTCACAGTCTTAGCAATTGTGCTTATGCCATTGCTGTACTTCACTACAGCATGGTCAATCGCAGGATTCGCAAGTATCGCAACATTCATATTCTATAAGGAATACTTTTATGAAGAATGAAAAAACTGCTACTTGCGCCAACAAGTAACAGTGACAAACGATTAACAAAATTAATTCATTTTCAATATAAAACGAAAAACGGAGGAAGTCAACTATGACTAAAAATTATAAAGACATGATGCAGGAAGAATTAAGAGATTTATTGGCTGAAAAGAATGGAGAATTGTTTGAAGTAGTGAATGAAATCAATAAAGAAACTGAATTTGCCGTTTTACTTTTTTCAACTGTAGGGGTTAGCAATGGAGATACTACATCATCGTCACATTGTGCGCTTGGGGATATTGTAGGTCTTGCTAATTTATTGAATAACGAAAATGATTACCACGATATCGCTAATGTTATCGAAATGTATAAATTAAAAAAACTTTTAGGTCTAGCTGACAACAAGGAGGACGAGAATGATGTATTACAAAACGGGTGACGTATGTCAAAAAATAATTAATGTAGATGGCTTTGATTTTCGATTAAGAGTTAAGAAACGAGCATATAGCGTCGAAATAGTTGTTTTAGATCATGAGGGGAATTCAATTGACGGGATACTAGTTTCTGACGAGAACGATCTATACACAGCGTTAGATATTTTGAAACAAAGTATTTATGAATGGATTGAAAATAACACAGATGAACAGGACAAACTAATGAACTTAGTCATGAAATGGTAGGTATAAGCATGAGAGACACAGAAAGAAATATATTGAATATTTTTAAGACGTTATTCGACGAATATACTTTGTCAAACCAACGAGCATTATTGGAAATTGAACGTAATCATCACGGATACTTATCGATTAATTTCCTGCACTATCACGACAGTTACAAAACAAACAATAAGCTTGTGCAGATACATGAAATCAATCCAGACAGCCATGAACGAATAAAAAATTTAATTATCGAGGTGCTAAGAGGTCATCGGAAGATTAAAAAAGGAGCATGAGGAAAGATATGAAAATAAATAAGTTAACTATATCGAACTTTGCTGGAATCAAAGAAGTAACATTTAACTTTGACGGTAAAGATGCAAAAATATACGGCAATAATGCGACTGGCAAGACTACAACAGCAACCGCATTACAATGGCTGCTTTTCGATAAGGGTTTAGACGGTTCAACCAAATCATTTAACCCTGTACCTTTAAACGAAAAAAACGAAGAAAATTATGAGTTAATTCCGACTGTTTTCGCAGAATTTGAAATCGACGGAAAAATTACGACTTTTAAAAAAGAGTCACATCCTAAATACACAATAAATCAAAAAACGAATCGCAAGGAATACTCACGAAGTCGAACGAAGAAACAATATATCAATGATGAATCAATAAAAGTAAAGGATTATAAAGCTCGTATTGATGAACTGATTGATGAAGATGTATTCAAGTTAATTACGAACCCTCAAGCATTTAACTTACTAGATTGGAAGAAACGAAGAAGTTTGTTGTTTGAAATCGCTAAACCAATCAATGATGAGGATGTCATTAAAACAAATGATGATTTTAAAGAACTAAATAATATTCTTGGAGATCACGAAATTGAAACAAAGAAAAAGATTCTTACAGACAAGATAAAACAGATTAACAAAGATATCAAAGATATTCCGATACGTATTAACCAAACGCAACAAAATAAGCAGGATGTACCGGAATTCGATAATGATAGACACACAATCATAAAACAAGAAATTGAGCAACTTGAAAATGAGCGTATAGATATTCAAAACGGTGCAGAAGAAATTAATTTGCGTAACCAATTAGCTGATAAACAATCAGAATTGAAACGCATAGAAGACAATAACAGCGCAAGTAATGAGAACAAAATCCATGCTTTAACAAATGAATTACACGTTGAAAATGGAACGGTAGCAAACCTTAAAACGAGATTAAAGCAAAACAAACAACAAATCACACATGAAGAAAATAGACGTAATCAATTATTGGAAAATCACAAAGGACTAAAAAGTGATTTAGAAAAATCTAAAAATCAAAAATTTGAACATCTTGATGACAATGTATGTAGTTGTTGTGGTCAACAGTTACCAACTGAACAAGTGAATGAGGCAAGAGAAAAAGCTTTACAGAAATTCAATGTAAAAAAATCGAAAGAATTAGAAACAATACAAACATCTATCAATCACATTATTTCAGAAGGCAAGAAAATAAAGCCAATCATCGAGAAGTTAGAGGATGACAATAATAATCTTCAAATTAAAATCAACGAAGCAGAAGAGCGTTCAGCAAGAATACAAAACAAAATTAATAAGTTGAAAACGACTCACGTTGACGTTACGCAAACTGACGAATACAAAGCAGTAATGTTAGAGATAAATGAGATTAATCAAAAACGCTCTAACATCAGGAAAACTATTCAAGATAAAGTTTCAGGAATAGATGACAAAATAAGCGAACTTACTCAAGAAAAATCAGAAATTGAAGTGTCAAGATCAATCGAAAAATCAAATAAACATCTAGATGATGTTATTTCTGAATTAAGAAATGAAGAAGACAGATTATTGGATGAAAAAGAAAAGTATTCACATGACCTTTATATCTTAAAAGAATTTACAACAACAAAAGTCAAAATGCTTACTGAAAATATCAATAACGAATTTGATATTGCTGAATTTAAGTTATTCAATACCTTAGTTAACGGCGAATTAGAAGAAACATGTTCCACAACGGTTAACGGCGTCGAATACGACAGCGGTTTAAATAACGCCTCAAGAATTAATGTTGGCTTAGATATCATCAACACACTATCAAAACATTTTAAAGTTACAGCGCCAATATTTATTGATAATGCTGAATCAGTAACAGAGCTTATCAAAACAGAATCACAACAAATTCAATTGATAGTAAATGAACAAGATAAAAAATTAAGAATGGAGACTATATAAAATGACTGAAAATAATAAATTACAAACTATTGAACAACAATTAGTACAAGAAAAGAATGTATCTGACAACGTATTAAACAAAGTGAGAGTTTTAGAGTCACAAGGCAATTTGGAATTGCCAAATGATTATTCACCAAGTAATGCCATGAAACAAGCATGGTTACAAATCAGCCAAGATAACAAATTAATGAGTTGTAACGATACAAGCAAAGCAAATGCCTTATTAGACATGGTAACGCAAGGTTTAAATCCAGCTAAAAATCAATGCTACTTTATTCCTTACGGCAACAAAATGCAGTTACAACGTAGCTATCACGGTAATGTAATGATGTTAAAACGTGATGCAGGTGCTCAAGATGTTGTTGCTCAAGTGATTTATAAAGGCGATACATTCAAGCAAGAAATGGGAGAAACAGGACGTATCAAAGCGATTAAACACGAACAAGACTTCTTTAACATCGACAAAGAAAACATTATCGGTGCGTACTGCACAATCGTATTTAATGATGGACGAGATAACTATATTGAAGTCATGACTATTGAACAAATTAAACAAGCATGGATGCAGTCATCAATGATTAAAGATGAAAAAGCATTACAAAATTCTAAAACACATAATAATTTCAAAGAAGAAATGGCTAAAAAAACAGTTATCAATAGAGCTGCTAAACGTTATATCAACACATCAACAGATAGCAATCTTTTCAAATACGCACAAGAATCCGAACAACGTCAACGCAAAGAAGTGTTGGACGCAGAAGTTGAAGAAAATGCAAATCAAGAACAATTGGACTTTGAACAACCAGTTCTTGAAGAAGCACAATACACAGAATTAGAAAATGATAAGCCTATTGATGTATCTGACTTTGAAGAAATAAAAGAACCTGCAACAGAAAAAGAAAGCGAAGAAGAGCCATTTTAATTGAAACAATAGCAACTGGTTCAAGTGGTAACTGCTACGTCTTAAATGATGGACGTACTACGTTACTACTTGAGGCAGGTATAAAATTTGAACGTGTTCAAAAGCATTTCAAATATAAAACAAGACATATAGCAGGGTGTCTTATCACACACGAACATGGTGATCATGCAAAGTACACAAAGCAGTTTGTCGACAATGGTGTAATCAGCTATATGACTGCTGGAACACAACAAGCTATGAATTTTGAAAGTCATCGCTTATGCACGATTAAGGCAAAGCAAGAGCTGCGAATAGGTACATGGTCAATTCTACCGTTTGACATCGAACATGATGCTAACGAGCCTGTGGCTTTCTTATTACAAAGTACATTAGGTTATAAGGTTCTGTATGTTACTGATACAAAGTATTTGAAATACAAATTTAACGGCATTACGCACATGATGTTAGAAGTTAATTATATCTATGAACAAATACAGGAAAACATAAAAAACGGCAGTGTGCACAGCACATTAGCAAATAGAATTATGGAGTCTCATTTTAGCTTAGAACATGCTATAGGAATGTTGAAAGCAAATGATTTAACTAGACTTGAAGAAATACATTTAATTCATTTAAGTAGTCAAAATTCAAATGCAAAATACATTAAAAGTGAAATACAAAAAGTGACGGGCGCGCCCGTTTATGTTGGAGGTTTATAAATGCTAAACAGAACAATATTAGTTGGTCGTTTAACTAGAGACCCAGAATTAAGAACCACTCAAAGTGGTGTAAATGTAGCATCATTCACATTAGCAGTTAACCGCACATTTACGAATGCACAAGGAGAGCGCGAGGCAGACTTTATTAATATCATCGTATTTAAAAAACAAGCAGAGAACGTTAATAAATACCTATCTAAAGGATCGTTGACGGGCGTAGATGGTAGGTTACAAACGCGGAATTATGAAAATAAGGAAGGTCAACGTGTATATGTTACGGAAGTTATTGCTGATAGTATTCAATTTTTAGAACCGAAAAACTCAAATGACACTCAACAAGATTTATACAAACAACAAGCGCAACAATCACGTGGACAGTCTCAATATCCATATAACAAACCAGTAAAAGATAATCCGTTCGCAAATGCGAATGATCCTATTGAAATAGATGACGATGATTTACCATTCTAATTTAACCGGTTTGAAAGTGAGGTGTGTATATGACTGGTTGGATAAAACTTCATAGAAAACTATTAGATTCGCCTATTTTTCAGAACGAAAAGTTATTCAAAGTATTTGCATATTGTCTTATGAAGGCTAGTCATAAGGATCATACACAGCTTGTTGGCAGACGAGTTGTTGAATTAGAAAAAGGTCAATTTGTGTTCGGGAGAAAGCGAGCAAGCGAAGAGTTGCGTCTCAAAGAATCCACAGTAAGAGACTACATAAAGCTTTTAGAAAACCTTGGAACTATCGTCGTAAAGTCCGACAACAAATTTTCTGTTATAACCGTTGTCAATTGGGCGATTTATCAAAGTATGGAAGAAAATTCCGACAGCAAAAACGACAACAAATCAACAACAAATCAACAACAAATGGACAACAAATCAACAACAAATCAACAACAAATCAACACAAACAAGAATGTAAAGAATGGGGATAATGTAAAGAATGGTGAGAATGAGAAGAAGAAGGTAACCGCCTTCGACTTCTTCCAAGATAACGGATTCGGTTTCATAACTCCTTACAATTTAGACGATTTAAATTACTATCTTGATTCATTTGAAAATGATTCAGATGAAATAGTTACCGCATCACTTAAAATCGCTAAAGACAGAAACAAAGTTACTTGGGGATATGCTAAAAGCATTTTGAATACATGGCTTAATGCAAACTTGAAATCTATTGAACAAGTACGTGCATTTGAAAAGCAACAACTTGAAAGCAAAAAACAAAATTATAAACCTTACGTTAAACAATCAAAAGAAAAAACGCCTAAATGGCTCACAGACGGCACGAGAGAAACGAAAACGCCGGAAGTAGATGAAAACCTCGAGAAAGACAGAGAGGCTTTTATTAAGCGTCTAAATAGCAAATGGGAGTGATTGAAAATGGATGCATTTGATAAATACTATCTATTTGATCATGACGGCAACAAAATGTTTTCAGTTACACCACATTTTAAAGATGGTCGGCATTTAGTTGTTGGAATAAAAGAAACAAAATTTAATGGTCGTCGTTGGTATTTAGACGATTATGAATTAAATACACTTATTGATAATGAACAAATGGAGTTAGGACACCAAACAAGCTTATTTGAATATATATGAGGGATTACATGGAGATAGAAATTAAATTTAATGAAGTGTTTAATGCGCCGATGGGGTCGCCTCGTCCACGCTTTCGTAATACAGGTAGATATGCACACACATATATGCCTACAAAATATACAGAACATAAAAAATATTTACAAAATCAAATGCCAAAGCTAAATCTAGAAAATGCATTAAAAATCGAATTAGACTTTTACTTTCCATTGCTTAAATCATGGTCGAAGAAAAAGAAAAGCGAAATGGTTGGGCAGTATAAAGTGACTAAGCCGGATATCGACAACTTAATTAAAACGGTATTAGATGCTTGTAATGGCCATGTATGGAAAGACGATAACCAAATTACAGAAATAACTAGCTCAAAGCGTTATGGAATTGAGCCCAAAATAATCATACGAATAGAAGAAATATAAGAGGTGGAATAAATGGCGAAAACAGCAAGAATTGTAAGGATACACGATAAACCTTATAGGTTCAGTAAATTTGAAATGGAATTAATAGAAAGTCACGGTATAACCGCTGGAATGGTTTCTAAGAGAGTAAAAGACGGTTGGGAACTACATGAAGCAATGGACGCACCAGAAGGTACGCGTTTAAGCGAGTACAGAGAAAAGAAAACAATAGAAAGACTGGAACAAGCTAGACTCGAACGCAAATTGGAAAGAAAGCGAAAGAGAGAGGCTGAGCTAAGAAGAAAGAAGCCACACTTGTTTAATGTACCTCAGAAACATTCACGTGATCCGTACTGGTTTGATAATACTTATAACCAAATGTTCAAGAAATGGAGTGAAGCATAATGAGTGTAATCAGTAACAGAAAAGTAGATATGAATGAAATACAAGACAATGTTAAGCAACCAGCGCACTACACATACGGCGACATTGAAATTATAGATTTTATCGAACAGGTTACGGCGCAGTATCCACCACAATTAGCATTTGCAATAGGTAATGCAATCAAATATCTATCTAGAGCACCGTTGAAAAACGGACACGAGGATTTAGCAAAGGCGAAGTTTTATGTCCAAAGAGCTTTTGACTTGTGGGAGCAATGACTATGACATATAACGCGCGCAAAGAATACTTAAACCAATTTTTCGGATCTAAGAGATATCTGTATCAGGATAACGAACGAGTGGCACATATCCATGTAGTGAATGGCACTTATTACTTTCACGGGCATATCGTGCCAGGTTGGCAAAGCGTTAAAAAGACATTTGATACTGCTGAAGAGCTCGAAACATATATAAAGCAACAGGATTTGGAATATGAGGAACAGAAGCAACTAACTTTATTTTAGAGGAGATATAAACAATAAAATTTTATGGAGGAAGACACTAATGAATAACCGCGAACAAATTGAACAATCAGTGATCAGTGCTAGTGCGTATAACGGTAATGACACAGAGGGATTACTAAAAGAGATTGAGGACGTATATAAGAAAGCGCAAGCGTTTGATGAAATACTTGAGGGTTTACCTAATGCTATGCAAGATGCACTCAAAGAAGATATTTATCTTGATGAAGCAGTAGGGATTATGACGGGTCAAGTTGTCTATAAATATGAGGAGGATCAGGAAAATGACTAATACATTAACAATTGATCAGTTACAAGAGTTATTACAAATACAAAAGGAGTTCGACGATAGAATACCAACGCTGAACTTACGAGATAGCAAAATAGCATATGTAGTTGAATTCTTTGAATGGTTTAATACATTGGAAACGTTTAAGAACTGGAAGAAGAAACCAGGTAAGCCGTTAGACGTACAACTTGATGAATTAGCTGACATGTTGGCGTTTGGATTGAGTATTGCGAATCAACAAGAGGTAACGAACGAAAAATTAGAATATGGATTAAGCACTCTTAGAAAAGATGGGTATCTTTACAATGAATCTCAATCCGTTTGGGACTTTATGTCAGATGTATCAAACGTTGGTTTAGAACCTTTAAGTGCAGTTATTATACCACTAGATATTGCTTACAACTTATATTCTATCGACCAACTCATTGACGCGTACAAAAAGAAAATGAAAAGGAATCATGAAAGACAAGATGGAACAGCAGACGCAGGAAAAGGATACGTGTAAAGACATATTAGATCGAGTCAAGGAGGTTTTGGGGAAGTGACACAATACCTAGTCACAACATTCAAAGATTCAACAGGACGACCACATGAACATATTACTGTGGCTAGAGAT